AGACATGTTCATCCTCAATCCCGAGGATTACGCCGCTGCAGACGATGCAGGTGAAATCGTTGGCATTGTGCATAGTCATCCAAAGACCGCACCAATCGCAAGCGAAGCTGACAAGGTGTCGGCGGAGAAGCATGGCCTGCCCTGGTATATCGTCAACCCAAAAACTGAAACGTGGGGTGAGTACACACCTTGCGGTTACAAGGCCCCGTTGATTGGTCGTCAGTGGACCTGGGCAGTGAATGACTGCTGGACGCTGGCGCGTGATTGGTACGCAGAGCAGGGCATCAACCTGCGTGATTGGGATAGGCCAGCAACACCAGAACAGTTCCTAGCTGCTCCAATGTTTGATGGAGCGTGGGCTGCAACAGGCTTTCGGGAGCTTGCAGAAGATGAGCCATTGGAGCGTGGTGATCTGTTGTTGATGCAGATCAACGGCAACGGCCTGAATCACTGTGCAGTTTTTATTGGTGATGGCATGGTGCTGCATCACCTTTCGGAGAGGCTGTCCTCTAGAGATCTCTATGGGGGCTGGCTACAATCGTGCACAGGGAGGCGGCTGCGTCATGTTGCGTAAGGTCAGGCTTTACGGGCAGCTTGCTGAGTTTGTTGGCCGCAAGGTGATTGAAGCTGATCTGTCATCTGCTGCCGAAGCAGTGCGGATGCTGATCGCTAATTTTCCGCAGCTTGATCGGCACATGGCGGACCAAAACTACAAGGTGCTTGTAGGTGATGGCGCGTTGACGCTGGACGACCTGCACAATCCCGTTGGGCAGGAAGAGATCAAGATCGTGCCAGTGATCGTTGGTGCGGGTGGGGGTGGCAGTCAGATTCTTTTAGGTGCAGCATTGATTGGATTGTCTTTTGTAAGTTTTGGAGCAGGAACAGCGTTTGCTGGAATTGGCGGAAGCACGTTATTGGGCGGTACAGCTGCTGCAGGCATTGGCTCAACGTTTTTGGCGACAACAGGTTTAAGTTTGGTTTTAACAGGTGTTGCAGGACTGATTTCACCAACCCCTGCAATTCCGCAAGGTCCAGACACCGTTCAAGATCCACGCAAGTCATTCTCGTTTTCTGGTATTCAAAACACTTCCCGTGGTGGAACGCCAGTTCCAATTGTCTACGGCAAAACATTGACCGGCAGTGTTGTTATCTCTGCTGGCATTGACACTGAGCAGGTGCAGGCATGACCACGATTATTGGTGCAGGTGGTGGCGGCAAAGGCGGTGGCGGCAGTAGCCGCTCACCAAAAACAACGCCTGACAGCCTTGACTCTCGTCAGTATGCAACGGTTTTAGACCTGATCTCTGAAGGCGAGATTGAGGGTCTTGTTGACGGCAACAAGTCAATTTTCCTGAACGGTACTGCGCTCCAGAACGCGCAAGGCGAGTTTAATTTTGAGGACGTTACTGTTTACACCCGCAATGGCACACAGGCGCAAACTTATATCCCGATTACGACTGGAACGGAAAACCCGCGCAGCGTAAATCGTCCTGTCACGCAATTTGTTTCCGTCACTGAAACGATCACTGACGATGACGTTGATGCAGTTCGTGTAACTGTATCAATCTCATCGCTACAAAGGATCAATAACGAAAATGGAGACACGCTAGGTGCAAGCGTTCGCCTTAAGATCTTTGCTCAGTATGCAGGTGGTGGTTTTGGTGATGCGTTGATTGATGACACCATTTCAGGCCGCACTGCTGATCTGTATCAGAAGGATTATCTGATCACGTTGAATCGCCCCAATGCGACCGACAACGTAGACATCAAGGTTGAGCGAGTTACTGAAGACAGTAACGATGCTCTGCTAACCAATGCGTTCAGCTGGTCAAGCATGACCGAGATCAAATATGCAAAGCTGCGTTATCCAAACAGCGCATTGGTTGCGTTGCGTGTTGATGCTGAACAGTTCAGCAGCATTCCAACTCGTAAGTATCTGGTCAAGGGCGTCAAGGTTGCTATTCCTGCTGGCGTCACCGTTGACTCTGATACTGGCCGAATTATCTACCCACAGAATTTTGTCTGGAACGGTACGTTTGCCGCTGCAACTTGGACATCTTGCCCTGCTTGGATCCTCTACAACCTTTTGACCAACACCCGTTATGGGTTTGGAAATCACGTCGATACTGCACAGATCGACAAGTATGCGTTTTTTGCAGCGTCAAAGTACTCCAATGCCTTGGTTGATGATGGCTTTGGTGGGCAAGAGGCACGCTTTAGCTGCAACACCACGATCCAAACCGCAGAAGAATCCTTCAAGCTGGTCAATGATCTGCTGTCGGTCATGCGTTGCCAAGGGTTTTGGGCAGCAGGCAGCCTGACAATTGAACAGGACGCACCAAAGGATGCTGCTTATCTATTCACCAATGCCAACGTCACGGAAGAAGGTTTTAACTACAGCGGCAGCAGCCTGAAAACTCGCCCAACTGTTGTTGTTGTCAGCTACCTAGACATTGATTTGCAAGATACGGCCTATGAGGTTGTTGAGGATCACGACGGTATTGCAAAGTATGGCGTGGTGCGTAAGGAGTTCAGCGCCTTTGCCTGTACCAGCCGTGGTCAAGCTGCACGCATCGGCAAGTGGATTCTGTATTCCGAGAAGTTTGAAAAGGAAGTCGTCAGCTTTACCAGCAGCCTTGATGCAGGGCAGACCGTACGCCCAGGGCAGATCATTCAGATTGCAGACCCTGTGATCTCTGGTTTTCGTAAGGCTGGACGAATCAACGCTGCAACAGCAACAACCGTCACCGTTGATGACACAGCATCTACTGATCTAAGTGCTGGCGGCGGATCAAAGCTTCATGTGATTTTGCCTGACGGCACAGCCGAGGAGCGTGAGGTTGCAAATGTTGTTTCTAACGTCATTACTGTTCAATCTGCGTTCAGTGCTACTCCAAACGTCAACAGTATTTGGATGCTAGAAACGCTTGGAATAGGCGACTCAGATATACAGCCGACGACTTGGCGTGTGTTGTCGATTGAAGAGCAGGACAACATGCTCTATACGATCAGTGCTGTTGCTTATAACGCCAGCAAGTATGCGTTTGTTGAAGACGGCGAGGCGCTACAGACACGCGACACCACCAACCTTGACGTTATCCCTGAGCCGCCAGAAGACCTTGTGGTTTTGGCGACGGTGCCCGTCGGTGGAACGGTGCCAACTAAGGAGGTTCAGTTTGTCCTGAATGGTCGGGTTGCAATCAAAATTACATGGCATTGGCGCGTTCCAGAAATTGATGACCCTAAAAACCCAGGCAAAAAGAAACCGCAAGTTACTAAAAAATTCCGAGTTCGTTATCGCCACGAGGATGACAACTTCACTGAGGTCATTGTCCAAGGCACAACGTTTGACATCCTTGATGCCAAAGATGGCAATTATCAAATTCAAGTTAGTTCAATTAGTAGCAGCGGGATTTTATTCAGCAAGCCGACGCTGGCTAATTACACGGTTGACGGTTTAGGCGCTGCACCAAACGACATCCGTGATCTGAGTTTGACGCCGACAACTGACACGTTGGCAATCCTGTCTTGGAAAAAGGTTGATGAACTTGATGTGCAACTGGGTGGCCGCATCGTTGTCAGGCACGATCCACGAGCATTGGCTTCTGCTGAATGGAACGCCAGCAATCGCATTGTGGACAGTGTGTCTGGCATCTCAACGCAGAAGCAGGTGCCGTTGCTTGCTGGAACGTATTTCGTCAAAGCAGAGGATTTTCTTGGCGTTCGCTCTGAGACTGAAACCGCGTTTGAGGTTTCACTGCCACAGCCTGATGCTCGTTACACCGCCAAGACCTATGCAGAACACAACTTGAGCACGCCGTTTAACGGCACGAAGACGAACTGCAGTGTGGTTTCAGGCAATCTTGACCTGGTGCCAGACCCATACGTTGCTCTGGGTTATGCCGATAACTTGTATTTCATCGGTGACGGAGGGGCTGAATACCAGTTCCAAGACACCTTTGATTTTGGCGACACGTTTGATTTCATCATCCGCCGCAGCATCGTCAGCAGCCCAACTGAGACAACAGGCGTTCTGTTTGATTCGCGATCTGGGCTTTTTGATGACGCAACCGGATTGTTCGACGGCACAGTGTCAGATGTGATTAACGTTGTGACTTACTTCAGGACTGCAACGGCTGCATCACCTTCTGAATCTGACTACACACCTTGGGCTGAGTTTGTTGCTGCTGTGGTGCAAGGCCGTCACGTTCAAATTAAGGCAGAACTTGAAACCACTGACCAGCTGACCAACGTTTCGGTGGACCAACTAGGTGCAACGCTTGAACTCGCGCGGCGCACAGAGACTGGCACTGGAACGTCTGGCAATGCGGTGACTTTTGATAATGCGTTCCACCAAACGCCAGAAGTCATCATCACGCCAACTAATCTTGGTGCGAATGGTTTTGTGACATTAACAAAGAGCACGACAGGGTTTACGGCAACGCTGTCAGGTGCTTCAAATACTGGATTCAGTTACACTGCAACTGGATTCGGTCGTGCCCTGTAATGGCTCCTCAGTCAAACCAAACGATTCAGAACAAAACGTTTCCGAACGTTAGGTCTGACATTAATGACAACCTAGAGGCGCTGTTTACGCAAAGTTCTGGTGCGTCAGAGCCTACGACCAAAGTTCCGTTCCAGCCGTGGGTTGACACTTCAACAAGCCCTCCTGTTTGGAAGGTTAGGAATGCTGCTAATTCGGGATGGATTACTGTTGGCATTTTGGATCCATCTGGGTTTCAAGTAGGTGGCGTCGCACCGATCGCCAACGGTGGAACAGGACAAACAACTGCAACAGCAGCCTTAAATGCGTTGCTGCCCAGTCAATCAGGACATGCCGGGGAGTTTCTTAAATCTGATGGCACGAATGTTGATTTTGCAGGTGCAGCAGCAGGTGTTGAACTACAGGTTTTCACCAGCAATGGCACTTACACACCAACAACAGGGAAGGTTGGTTTTTTAGTTATTTGCCAAGGGGCTGGCGGTGGTTGTGGCGGTAGCCAAGATGAGGATAGCGGTTTTTACGGTTCTTCTGGTGGAGGTGCTGGCGGGTGCGCCATAAGGGTTTACAACACAACTGAAATGGGAGCTGATGCTGCTGTAACTGTTGGCAGTGGCGGTGCCAATGGATCTGCTTCAGGCGGTAGCGTTCCAACCAGCGGTTCTAACGGTGGATCATCAACTTTTAATCCGGCTGGAACAGGCGCTACGTTGACTGGCAACGGCGGCGGCGGATCAACAGGTTTTTATAATTCAAGTAGTGCAGTGCTTGGGCAATACTCAGTAGCAGGTTTAGGCGGTTCTGGTTCTGGCGGACAATTAAATTTTAATGGGCAGAAAGGAAGTAATACTCAATCAAACCCCACTCGTTGGGTGGCTGAAGAAACTTCCTCAGATAATCGTGACGGTTATGCCGAAGGGTCTGCAGGGATGCGTGCCGCTGGTGGCACGTCATTTTTTGCTTCTGGCTATGGAGCTGGTGCCGATGGTTTTTGGAGCAGCAGTGACACAAGTGGCGGCTCTGGAAGCGATGGCGTTGTAGTGGTGTTGGAATTCTAAGCAGCGCGGAAGAGGGCAGAGCAGGTGACGGCGGCGATGGCGAGTGCTGGGTGCTGATTTTTTGAGTCGCTGTTAAGCTAAATGCACGTACTCTATTTGTCGGGTTTCTGGCATGGCTAACGTCAAGATCACCGAACTGACCGCTTACACCAATCCGGTCGCCAATGACGTCCTGCCGATCGTTGACATTGGTGCGGATGCAACCAAGAAAGTAACTATTACAAATATTCTGAATAATGCTTCAAACGGCAGTGCAAGCAGGCCCGCATTTTCATTTAATAATGATGAAGATACTGGAATGTTTTTGGGTGGTCCAGGCATTTTACGATTTGCAACTGGTGGTGTTGTTGGATTACAGATTACATCTGATCAAAAAATAGGAATTGGCACTGGGAACCCAACCAAAAAGCTGGCCGTTACAGAAGATGTTGTATTCAACAGCGTTATTGTTGGCCGCGGCGAGGGAAGTGTCAGCACAAATAGTGTGTGTGGAGCGCAGGCACTTGAAAACAACACCACCGGAAATAGCATTTCAGCCGTCGGCTTTCAAGCTTTGCAGGATAACACTACAGGTAGTGCAAATACTGCTGTCGGAAGACAAGCTCTTTCCTCCAACACGACTGCAAGCTATAACACAGCTGTTGGAAGCAAAGCGATGGAGAATAATACCACTGGAGTTAATAATGTAGCCTTAGGAAATGCTTCAATGCAGTTTCTTACTGATGGCGATGGTAATACTGCATTGGGCTATCAGTCACTGAAGGATACTACTGTGGGCCAACGCAACCTTGCTGTTGGCTCTCAAGCTTTGCAGGGTAATGTTGCAGGCAGTAGAAATGTTGCCGTTGGATTCCAGTCAATGCTATATGCGGATAGCACTACTACTGCAACCGCAAAAAATAACGTTGCACTTGGCTATACCGCACTTAGAGGCTCAACTACAGCAGCAAATAACACCGGAGCTACTAATGTTTGCATTGGTAATAACACAATGCTTAATTCCACAACTGGCAGTAGCAACGTAG